AAGAACATGATGAATTGGGTAGAAAAGTGTGTGAATGTGAAACGTGTTAGTTATCAAGCAATCGAAGGGATTGCTGCGTAGGTTTGAACAGACTTAACACGCTTGTTACCAAGCAAGTTGTTGTTAACCCAGAAACCAAGTGACATGTTACGTTGCAATTGCAGGTTAGCAATAGCACGACGAGACACATTGGAATAGCGATAAACACTACCGTTGTTGAACATAACATCAACAATACCGTTGAGAAAGTCAGTGCTGATGCAGTGAATGGCAGAAGAAGTACGCTTGATGAACATGTGTGAATGAATAGATAAGGTGAACAGTTGTAGCGTTTGAGTGCTACTGAGAGGATCGTAATCCTCAGAGTAACAGTCAGACGAGTGACAACGAGTCACTCAGCTGTGGTTGAACATATACTCATCGAGAGTGTAACCGTCACCGGTTGATGTCTCGTCGATAAGTTGCTCGACAGACAATGAGTTGAGATACTCTAGATGCTCGTCAGGTGACATGTCAACGTCAGGATCAAAGTCATCGTGGCAAAGATAGTCATACTCGTGAGCAAGTGCATCGATGAGTTGTTGTCGTGTGTACTGTGTTTGTGTCATGCTGTAAGTATGGCAGAGAATCGGGTGAAAGTCAAGCGGTAGTAGACAGTTAATTGACTGGTTGGTAGTACGTGTGTTCTACGCTGTCGCTGATTTCATAATGCTGAACGCCATTAATCTTAGCAGGTTTGTTACGCTTACCCTTTGGCACTTTGTTACACCATAACAATGATTTGATTGGTTTATCACCTAAACAAAATGTTGTCTCTTTGAGTCGCATTGTCTCTCCTGTGTTGATGTATATAGTATGGCACAACATGCGCTAACACGCAAGCGATGGTGTGCACTACGTAAACTGTCCGCAGACAGATGTTTTGATATTGAGAACCATTATCAATAAGGATTAGCTCCGCTATCTGTTACAAACCCGCTCGCACTTCGTGCTCGCTCGTTGTCACCAACCGTGATGGCACTGGATGATACTGTGCAAACATGATTAGACGGAGCGAGCGTTAGCGAGCGGGACTAATTATATTTATATTAGTAATACCCCCTATGGGGGATTAATTGTTAATTCTTATTAACAGAGAGGGTTCACAAATTTTTACCATTTTTTACGTGTTAACGCCCCACATAGCGTTATAGACCTGTGGAAACTGTACACCAATGATACCACGTATTTGATCAGCTATAGATTTATGCTCCAGTTGAGTCCCGTTAGCGCATCTTAGGTCAGTATAATGCAACCAAGAGCGGAGAGTACCGTTCATATAGAGTTTAGTACGGCTAGCAAGTGGTAAAACATCTCTTGCACACTCTTTTGCTACACCAGCAAGCAACATTTCTTCATAAAGTGCTTCAGATAGTTCAAATAAGCTATTTACTTTAACATTAAAGTCTTTTATTGTAGCAATTGGCAGATCATCTGTACTATTCTGTCTATTTTTAGTATCTTGACGTCTAAGATGCGGTAAAGCGGCAGGTTCCGTCACTTTAGCGTACCTTTGACTAAATTCTTGAAAGGAGAATGAACGGTGTCGAAGGATTTGAGCAGCAACACTTCGGGTTGTGTCAATTTGAACACACATATTAACCATTTCAAAAGGAGACCAATGCTTATGATCAATAAGATACTTAATTAGCTTTTCATAGTTAGGGTTATCTTGATTAGATGGATTAGATACACGTGCCATGTATGCTATTAAGGATTCAGCATCAGGTGTTACATGAACTAACTCAACAGAATGGGTGGTATTCATAAGATGGAAGGGAGATTAGCGGGTGATACAGCCATGAATAGCTGCGGGATCGTGTTTATGAGACCAAGAAGGTTTATATACTTTGACAAAATTAGAACCTCTAACTTTATCTTCACCATGACGTTCAATCAGTTTAAGAGTAACTTCACGTTCTCTATCACCTTTAAGAACACGATGGACTTTGATTGGCTTGTGCGTATAGGTCCAACCTGAACCACCACACTGAGTCATATGTTGAGTAATACGGTCATTGACTTTACCATTCTTGGTGCGTCCTACATACCAACAATCATCTTCTAACTGAAGTATGTAGGTAATTTTAAAATTATAAGGATAATCAGGAATAATGTAATTCATGTGGGAATGGTGGTATTTATAAGATGAGTACAGTAGAATAAGATAGTAATAATAAAAATTTCACAAGATTCACGGACTCATCAGTAGAGAGTAAACTTTGTGTCGTTTGGCTTTAGCCCAGTCCTTACAGAGACATCATTCAGGGATGTCTAGTAAAAGGAGGAGTGAGAGCTTTGTCTCGAACTCCTCCCTTCCGGGGGTTGGGTCCACCCTTCCCTTCCCCCTTATACATGTGGGACCGTTCTAAACCCAGTTGGGGACTGAGTTTTTAGAGTTACCATTTGCTTGTTGTCTTTGGTCTAAATTCAGACCCAAAACCATGTGATTTGCTGATGCTTGAGGGTCATCAAAGAACTCTTGTAACATAGCATTCCACTCAGTTCGTTTACGTTCATTGATCGCTTCTTGGGCAGAGATACCCATAGCATCTGTAAAGTATTGAACGCCTTGAGCAAGACAATCAAGTCTGTCGTCATGTTTAACTGCACCTTTTTCACGACACATCCTACTCATTTGATAGAATAGCATATACATGAGTCGTTTTTCAGGTGCTTCATCTGGATTAGATCTAAAGTCCCATTCAATTACTGATTTATCGATGATGAGTCGATGTTGGTTGAGCACAGGTTCAAGACTGTCAATGATTCGATCTTCTTTTCTAACGGTTGCACGGACTTCATCAATGTCCATTTGCATTTTAGTTTGTTGTAGATGTTTTCGGAATAACTCACTAACAATACCATCACCAAAGTTAGTTTCAATAACGAGCTTAGTGGCACCATATTTTTTACAACCTTTTAAAATGTCCAAGAGTGTGTTATCACTGTATCCATCTCTGTAAGCACGCATTTCGTGCAAGTACAGAAAACCGTTTCGTTGGGAGATATAAGCTGCTGCTGTTTCATCCGTACCACGACCCGACGGATCAACGCTGCAGATTGTTTCGGAGTAGGAATCCCAGTCTCCTTGGAGCTGCATAGGAGAGTAGAAATAGTCTCCAGGGAGCCCAACAATGGGGAGTTCTTTGATAACGTTTTTGGGATCGGAGCACCAAACGACTCCTTCGGGAGCAGACTTAGGGTTAACACTGGTAACAACCAGATCAGAACATTTAAGCGGGAATTTGTCAGCATCGGATAAACTTGTGTCTAACATGAACTGCAACATAAAGTTGCTACGACCCATTGAAGCTTCACGTTCAATTAGATCTTCATTATCAAAACGATCATCTGTTGGATCCCATTTCTCTGCACCATTGTCGATGTCTTCGACCAGCTGAGGCGCTAGAAGGCCCTCGTAATTAGAAGCCTTCCTTGGGTACCTAGCAGGCCAAACAAAGGGCTTGTAGGCCCTCTCAGCTAGCCGTTTGTACACTGTAAAGGTAGTCTGTGGTGTACCCAAATACATAATACGGCTATCATTCTTTGGAGTAAGGATAGATTCAGCCTCTGTACAGAGTTGAAGTAGTTTTTCCCGCATCAATTCAGTCATTGAGTTACCAGGAACTTCAATGTCATCAAGGATCATAAGATCTGCACGACTACCGGTAAGCTGACCTGTAATACCCACTGATTTAACAGAAGGTGCTTGGTGAGGGGAACAATTAATATCAAACGATACCCTAGACCAACGAGAGTCATCTGATTTAGGGCGCATGTGAACCAGCCAAGGTGTTTCAATGATTAATTTTTGTAGAAAGATTGACATGTTATCTGCCCGTTCTTTAGAGGCAGAGATAATCATTATTTTTTTCTCAGCATCGTTAAACAAAGTCCAAAGCACAAAAGCACCAGTAATCCAGGATTTGCCAACACCTCGGAAGGCTTGGATTTGTAAACGTTTGGGACCGTGTTGTAAGTAATCAGCAATTGCATATTGTGCACGGGTTGGATTAGGCAGATCAAGCTGCGCCCACAGAGCCTGCAGGAACAGCTTGAAATCGTCTTTAAGTAGTTCTAGGGTGTTCATAAGTTAAAAGCCAAACAATATTGCACCACCTACAGTTTTAAGACCACCAAGGATTTGTTTACCAACGTATTCAAGTTCGTTCAAGGGATCTTCAATTTTAAACATAGGTTCAGGCTCTACAATTGGGGTACCTTGCCGATCAACACCAGGGCCTTGTTTGCCAAATTTTTGGGGAACACGTTGAGCTGCTTTTTGATAAAACGGATCACCCGATTCTAATTCTCTTATATTACGTTGTTGCTCAACAAAAGGATCAGTGGAACCTTTAATTTGAGACACAGCTGCAATTGGCGCAGCAGCTTGTAATGCCGGCGCGGCTGAACCAATAGCTGTAACCGCTTTTTGAGGTAAAAGTTTCATAAGATTTCTAGAAACTTCTTGACCAATACCACCTAAAACAACATCACGTGTCAAAGTAGACGTAATTTTGTTAATGTCTCCTGTTTCTACTGCTTTTTTCATTTCAGGATCCAACATAATAGAATATAAGCTGCCAATTGTTTCCCCTGCAGCATTTTTCTTAACAAAATCCTGTAATTGTTCATATGCTTGTGTTCCAAAACCTGAGCCTAATTCTATCTTTTGAATAGTTTCAAACGGATTTAATGGAGCTAAGCCTTTAGACAAACGTTCTGCCGTAGTTTTAGCGTACCAATTTTGTCCTTCAGCAGAAGACAAAAACTCAGTTAATGCTTGAACAGGGTCATATATTAAAGAACCAGCTCTAGCATAAATACTTGGTATTGGTGTCTTTCTTGTTGACCTTTCAATTTCTTGAATTTCTGGAAGACTGGCTCCAGCTAAATTTTGAAATTCCGGGAATAAACTAAAAGCTTTAAGTTGATTTTTGTATTGAGCGGAATCTAAAACTTGTTGATACCTTTCTTGTTGTTGTTGAATAGAAGGAAGCAAAAGTTCAGCTTGCTCTTTAGCTGTTGCTTGAACTATTTTAGGATCTTTGCCTAGTTTTTCAGCTAAATTTTGACCAGCTCTATGAAGGTAAGGAAAATCCTCAGGACGTATAAGACCCGCCTCCGCAAAAACAGTCCCTTTAGCTCCTAATCGACCTTGATGCCATAGTTCATCAAAAGCTCCAGCTGCGTTTAAATTAGCAGTACCATCGCCCGGTGTTGCCCCTGTTAAATCAAAAATACGTTTTTTTGTATCTTCCCAAATATCAATTGGGGTTCTAATTCCAAGATCACCACCAGTACGATCAGCAATAATATGATGTAAAGGGATGCCTTTAATGTACCCCCAACGTTTCATTAAATTTTCTTCACCATTCCTAAGTGTCCTAATTAACAATTTGTCGGACATAAAAGGTTCTTCAAGAACTTCTCTAAATACTGAAGGATCCCATGCAAAAGCAGCTCCAAATCGCCGCCATTTTTTTATACTATTTACATCGCTACTGGATAATTTTACTTTTGCTTTTTGAGCTGCTTCTAAACGATCTAAGTGTTCTATAATTCTAAGCTGAACAAGTTGATACGCTCGCTTTGTTTCTCTATCCATTTAAGTAATATACTCCATAATTAGTTTTTCACGGAGTCTATTAACTCCAAATGTTTGTCTCATAAAAGTGAGCCAGTTGTTACTTCCTTTGTTCTGATTACACATAAGGCAGGCTGGTACGACATTCTTAATGTCTGAGCCGCCACGACAGCGAGGGCGGACATGGTCCAAAGTGAGATTAGATAAGTCATAAGTTTTACCACAATAAACACAAGTGCAGTCAAAATGTTCCTTAATAGAGCGCCTCCACAGGCGCTTAGCTTCTGGTGAGGTCATGGCTATTAAGTTATAAAGGTAGTGATCAGGTGAAGGAAGTAATGGGGTCATGCTCGGCCTTTTCGTGCTCGGTTTTTAGATGCTTTTTCAAGGAATGTTGAACCATCCTTTTTATGGGAAACATCTTTACCGTCACCATTACCATAAGTACCCCGTTTACGATTTTCTTGGTTTAGTTTTGTACGTTTTTTGATCTGTAGTGAACTAGCATCATACTTTTTTTGGTATGATTTATAGTTACCGTTAGCGTATTTAGGACCGCTATGATTAGACTTTCGGGCCATAAAGTTTCCGTTGGACGAGTTCAGGGTCAACAGTTGGCATAATAGTTGCCAATTTATCTAGTGGGCTACCTTCAAAGGCGACACCACTAATATCATTAGTCTTTAGCCAGTCACAAGCTGCTTTTAGGTCTTGTGTAGAAGCCTCGCCCGACTTAATGCGGGCAAGGAACTCTTTAGTAACAAGATTATGTAGCTCGTTAAACTGGTCTTCAGTCGCTTTCTTTTTCGACATCTGTCGCTTCCGTTACTTTTTTAGTTCGGGTAGATTTGACTTCATACCGAGTCTCACCAGGCTCGTTATACATCCTACCAAGTGCTTTTTCAGCTTCAGCTTTTTTAGGGTAGTTGCTGAGAACTTTACCAGTATAGGTGTCTACAAGTTGATAAGCCATAATTAAGAATTTCTAAGTGCAATTTGATCGATTTTGTTTTCAATTCGGATCATGTGATCTTCCATTTTTTGAACGGCTGTTTCAAAGTCTTGCTTGGGTACGTAACTTGTAGCAACGCGCAGCTCAAAAGTATCTAGACGTTTATCTAAATCGGTTATTCGGTTGTGAATTTTATTAGTAAGAGCTGTACCTGCTGCAATAATAGCAACGACAGCTGAAACACCTGCTTCAATCATTATTTAGTGAGACTATTGGTACAATGTCATTGCACAATACTTCAACTCTTGATCCAGGTCTAAAGGTAAAACCAGTTTTCATAATTTCGGTACACTTAAGTGCACGAACTAACTCATAATCAAGACGCATCTTTTGTTCGTGTTTACGTGCAATAGACTTGCAAGTCTCGATCATTCCACCATCAAGTGGGACTGATACACTAACTTGTGCTCCCCAATTATTACTTTTAACGTAGCCTGAATTTTCAAAAGGCACAGTATCATTTCCCAAATAATATGGGGAAAACTGTAAAGTAGTACCGTTACAACTGTTATTACTGGCAAAATATTGCCGAGACGGTGCTCCATTATTTTGGAATTGCACCGCCTGATTAGTTACATTACCAGTAGCTGCTGCAACTGGATTTGATGTATTTTGTACTTTAGGATCTTCTCCAGCATAAACAGGAGATCCTATTGTGAGAAGACCGACAAAGAAGTAGTAGTAGAAAGTTGTTGCAATGTTTCGGTTACCAGCGATTCTTCGATCAAACCGGCAGCCCGTGTCACAATCTCCAGTTGAAATTGTTCCCCTGGATTGGTTAGTGAATAGGTTGTGGAGCTGCTTGAAATGTCTCCACTTGGTGTTACATTTGTTCCAGACCATGATGAATAAGCGCCACCGTAAATCTGAGTCTCAATCGTACGATCAATATCAATGGTGGTAGTAGTGGTTGATTGCATAGACCCCTGAGTAAAATTAGGGGTAATAGTTTGTGCAGCAGCAGGGCTAGCCAACATCAGCAACAAGATTAAACGTTTCATTCTTCTTTCTTTTTAGGGTCAGATGGTTTGTTGTTTGCAGTTTTATTACTATTAGATGTTGTCAAGCCAAACGTGGCTAATGCACCAGTAAAAACAGAGGCAACAAAAGTAATGTCACCACCGCTTTGACCTTTTTTGATCATTGGTAGATCAACATAGTTTAGAGTGATAATAAAACCACTCCAAACGACAACACCAAGCCTTACAAAAGTACCAAGAATTTGCAATTCATCCTCAGTATTTTCTTTAACTTTATCTAAGAAATTTCTGGGTTTTGATTTTGTTTGGTCAGTTTGTTCCATGCTTGTTTAAAAATAGGTTTAGATACCATTACAATATATTTAAACAATGAAGTAGCCGTTAATGTAGCAGCAACAGAGATAAAAGCTGTTGTTACAGCTGTCGTCATGATAATTGTTGACGGCATTGGTACTTCAAGATCTGTAAAAGGGATCTCTACTATTTGAGCTTCTGGTGGATTAGGGATTGGTGGAGTTACAGGTTTTGTTTCAGTTTTTGTTTCTTCCTCATCTTTTGGAGGGTCTTCCTCCATATTGATTCCTTGAACACCTGGCGGAGGTCTAAGTACACTAGGAGGTACTACCATCGGTTTATATGATGGTAATTCCCCCTTAGGCACGTCAAAAATTGGTGCAGGTAACTTAAGTGCTCCAGGTAGATCTAAAGAAGGAAGAACTGGTGGCCCTTCCCACTCCATTATTTATTAGGAAAGAGACCGTTTTTAATAAACTCAACTGCTTTATCATCTACATCATTATCAGTAGATTCAGCAAGTTTAGTCAACAAGTCAATAATAAGACGCTTGACTTGATTAGATTGAATAAAAGAAAAGAGAATTGGACGGATAAGGGTAATCATGGTTCTTCAGGCCAAGTAGTAGTAGGGTTGTCAATAAGTTCTTTGAGTGCCGCAACATCTGTGCAAGCATCAATTTCAGTTTGACGTGTGTTGCAAGCAGTACGGACTGCAGCACGATACGTAAGCCACTCAGTTTCAACACTGTATGCAGTTACTTCTGCGGATTTAACTACACGCCAATCAGACGGTGCAAGTAGTGATGCAGCAATATCGTTTTGCTTTTGTTTCCACAAAGTCTTAAGACCAGTAGTAGTGTTACCATCGTCGTCGGTAACATCATCAAGTTGTTTAGGGTTATCTACACCCCAGTAAAACCGTTGATCCCACGATGCCACAGGGACATCAAGGGTTTCAACAATTCCAATTGCTTCCTTTTCCGCAAGCGTCGTCAAACGAAGCCAGTTCTTAGGGTATTGAACACCATTGTGTGTAAATGCCTTGTCATATTGCAAGGTCTTTCCATCTAAAGTAAGCATAATTAATTAACGAGCGCGAGCGGTTTTGAATGGGTTTTCGGCAAAGGCGGCGTAGATATAGTCAGTGCCTGACTCATTGAGTCCAGTAGAGCTTGTCCGCCATTTGAAGCCATTAGATAAGATGTCGAGCTTCCCCGTAGAACCTTCAACATTACTTAAATTGGGGATAAGGTATTGAGTAGTTAAATTTTCTGGATTACGCTTTGTGTCCTGCACAAACCAGTTATAAGTATTTGGGCCGTCAGCACCTTTAACCAAAATCCACCGTGGCCTAAACCCTGTGTAAACAAACGGACCATCTGTGCTGCCGTTGCCTGTGTAGCTGCCGAAGGCGCTATAGCCCTCGACTGGGGCGAAGCAGTAGGCGATAATGTCTTCTCCTGTGTAATTAGTAGCAACTGCAGCACCTAATGAAACCACGCTAGATGTCGGATCTGTGTCGTTGAAATAACTTGAAACTGATTGCGCCGTATAGTTTCTGTTAAGTTTTAGATTCTGGGTTGCCCCAAGGGCTGCATGATAAACAGCCCAGTCAATAGCTCTATCTCTGTTTTTAATTACAATAAATTCAGGCGCAGCATTTAAGCCATGGCCTACAGTTGCGTTTGCGCTTGTTCCCGTATAACTAACAATCGAAAACCCAGTGGATGCATTGGCTCTTACATTTGCAGTAATACTGCCATCTGTGTTAGAGACTGTTGAAGTTCCGGCGTCCCAGTTCCAGGCGACAAGAGCCGAGCCGCTTGCATTAACTGCGTCTAAACCTCCTACAGAGAACCCATCTGAAGTAAACGCTGTGAGACTGTTGTTATTTGAAGATTCTTGGGCGGTACTATTAGTAACAATACGATTAGTTGCTCCTCTAATCGTATCATACAGACTATGAAGTTCGACTTGACTTCTGTCTTTAATCCAGGTAAAATCAGGTGAAAAGTTAAGCCCGCTAATTGTTTGCGAAGTTCCGTTACCCGTATAAGTAACAACATCCATCGCCGTCGAACCATCGGCAATCGTTGGATCGTCTAGATTTGCAGTACACAATGCCTTGAAGCCGCTGGGGGCGCTGTAGGCAAAGGCGCGTTGGCCGAAGTTTACAACTTGGGTATTTATAAAGGCGCCAACTACTGGAATATACGATCCAGTTAAACCAGTGAACGCTGTTCCTTGACTAGTTCCATTCTTGTAAAACGTTAACGTACCTGCATCCATATCAACAGCAACACCCATGACATCACCTGTTGTGCCAGTCGCCCCGTATGCGGTATAGGTATGATTAGGCCCTTCATACTTATAACCATTGGCAAAGTAATATACGTAAGAAATTGCCACAAAAGTAATAAAATTAGTAGGTGATGTAGGACCGGTAGCATCAGTTATTCCTGCGACAGTATTTTCGCCACCAGCTACAACTTCGTAATACCATTTACCGTAACTTGGTATTACCATCGTGCCAAATCCCATTACCCAGTTGCTGGAGCTTGTAATATCAAGTCCACCATTGCTAGCTTGGTAAGTAGCACTAATTGCGCTATTTAACGTGCAGTAATTCCCACTTACCTCACCGCCAGCACCTGTATCTGTCTGCGTGCCGTTGGTTGGAGAGTCGAAAAGGGAGTCGTTGCCTGCACCTGCAGTTACAGAAATGTTTTGTGCTGACCAGTCATTACCGTTACCGCTTGAATCCTCAGCAATCGTTGTAGTGTTTGTTGCGTCCGAAAAATCTAGGTGAAAGCCATTGGTGCCATACGTTCCAGCGTATTCAATCGGTTGCCACACACCGTTATCGTCAAACTCACCGAAGTCAGACGCCTGCAGCGATTGCCCATCTACAAAATGAACATCAGCAAAATAACCATCGTGAGGTACAGGGCTGAAAATGTTGTAGTCACCTAAGTAATGCCCACCTGCCTTATTGACGTAGCCTTCATGGTTTAGTTGTGGATTAGTTCGAGCGGAAAAGGTTGTAATCTGCTCTCCGTTTATATAAAGACGTTGTCTGTCATCAGCAGTAGTGTTTGTCGTGTCATACGTAAAGACTATGTGATACCAAGCACTGTAGTCCCTAAATAAATTTGCTGTTTCTAAATTAGACTTGTAAGCGACATTGTAATCGTAAATCTCAAGCCCATCATTTATATGCTCTATAATAAAAAACTGATTGCTGAAGTTTGTTACTTGAGAGAAAAGAACTTTTCTTTCATTTGAAGAAAATTTGACCCATGCGCTCCAAGTCCACGTCTTTTGATTACCAGAAGATGAAAAAACTCTAGACAAACGAGCGGAATCATCATTGTTAAACCGCAAACTGCGTTCGATCTGGTAGCCACCGGCACCACCGGTTTGACCGGCGGCACCTGCTAAAATATTATTTAATACTGCCATAATTAACTATAGTTGAGGGTAGCAACAGCATGAATAGACGTAGAACTACGAACCACGTAATCAATGCGGTCAACTGCAGAGGCAGTTGTAGTAAGAGTTGGTGCCGTACCACCTGCAAAGTCCCAATAAGTACCCCACGCTGCTGTACGACTACCAGTTGCATCTTGTACAAGGAAGATAGAACCAGATTGACCAGCAGTAAGGTTAGTTGGGTTAGCAATGGTAAGGTTTTGATCCAACGTCAATGTATAATTATTAGAGTCTGCAAAGTCAGGAGTAACTGTTGCACCACTGGTAAGTGTAGTAATCGTACCACGTTGTGCTGCGGTAAAGGTTTGTGCAGCATCAGTCTTTGCAGTATCGACATCGTATGCTTGAACAGAAACACCAATATCAGCATCATTTAGAATAGTAGCATCATATGCTTGAACAGAGACACCAATATCAGCGTTATTTAAAATAGTTGCGTCATAACCTTGAACAGAGACGCCAATATCAGCACTATTTAAAATAGTAGCATCGTATGCCTGAACGGTTACACCAATATCAGCGTTATTTAAAATAGTGGCGTCATACGCCTGTACTGTAGACCCAATATCACTATCGACAACAACATTAGACCCACCGTTTTGAAGTGTGCCTGTAAAATTAGCAGTAGTGTCAGAGTAGTTAGCAAAGCCAGCTGTATCCACATAGTTTTTAGTAGCAGCATCTTGTGCAGCAGTAGGATCACCAAGGTTAACAATTTTATTAGTTAGTGCGTCAAGTTGCCCACCAAGTTCAGGTGTGGTGTCAGTTACAACATCAAAAGCATATGAACCTGCACTAAAATTAATAAAACCAGAACGTTGATCTACTTCAAAGAAATCACCAATTTTAAACTTACCGTTTTGATCAGTAATAGCAGTCCAAACCTTACCACCATTAGACTCAACAATTTGTTTAGAGTCATCAGGAACACCACCATTTTCAGGCAGTGCTGTATAATCAGTACCACTACCAACATATTCCATCGTGTGACCACTTGAAGCAACCTGTGAACGAAGGAAGAACGATACAGCAGCGTCATCACTGACTGCACCATCAAGACCCAAGTTTTCACTACGTAAAGATGGATTAGGACGACTGATTGTTACAGTCCATCCAGCACCACCTTCAGAATCAGTATTAGCCGTAGCAGACAACACAGGATACGTCACACCATTAACAGTAACAAGCATGTTACCTTGTGGTCGTGTTGCAGTACCATGCCAACCTGCAGCAGCAGTAGGTTCATTGATGTTAAAGGTAGTATCAAGATCTGCAGCAGCACCATCTACATTAGAAGTAAAGATAGCACTAGTAGATTTACCATCAGCAACCAATGCTTCATCACCAAAGTCAGTAGTAGAAGCAGCAAGGTTTGCCTGACCACCATTCAAACACTTAATGTGATACTTATTGAAGAATGCATAGGAACTAGTACATTGTGCATAACCATTGTTAGTAACAAGAATACCAGGACCATTAAGTGCTACATGGGTGTAACTATCACACACCATAGAACGTAGTGGGCTATCATCATCTACAGCATCACCGTCAACCAAAAGACCACCACCAGTAGGTGCAGAGTCAATGTCACCAGCAGCACCACCTGCAGGGTTGTGTGCATTCAAATCGTTGTTGTTAATTTCACTATCTGAGAAATTAGTACAGTTTTGAATATAAGGTGACTTGATAATATAAGCACCGCTATAGAATGCAGCATTCCAACCTTGTGTAGTAGGCAAAGCAGGATCAAGAGTATTACCAGTACCAGTACCAGCTTTGATGCCAGTAAAGGTCATGCTGCTCAAATAACTACCACTGTTCAATTCAAACAGGTTGTTGGTTTCTGTAGCTGGAGTTGGGTGTACAATACAACTACGAAGTGCTTGACCAATGATCGAAACGTTACGACGTTTGATCTGAATAGGTGCAATCTCTTGGTACACACCAGCAGCAACAACAACGATCATTCCATCGCCATTACCAGTTACTTCTAGCTGGAACCCAGAACCACCACCACCACCAAGATCAGCATCATCAGCAGACAAAATGTCACCAATTCCGTAGTCTTGGAGAGTAGCTGCGCTAGTAACAGTAGCAACAGTGACAATACCACCAGCAACAGTGATGTTAGCACGCAAACCAGTGCCAGAAGAACCACCAGTTAGAGCTACGTTAGAGTAAGAACCATCAGTATACCCAGAACCAGCAGATAGAATAGTGGTATCAATATCTTCGTTGATATCCTTAATAGCTTCTTTAATAGTCAGTTTAGGTGCACTGATGCGGTGACCTGTATTAGCATCATCACCACCAGAAGCATCAACATAGATAACTTTAGGTTGTTCACGGAATGAACCACCAGAGCTAATAGCAGTCCAAGCAGAACCATTCCAAATAGAAACAGTCAAGTCATCATCATTTTGCAACCACGTCTTACCTACTTCCCAATCACTACCAGTTGGTGTGGCAAGTTGTACAAGTGTATCAAAACGACGTGCTGCAGCACTAGCGGTAAAGATATTGGTATCAGCAGGGGCAGGAGAACCTGCATCTTGTTCTGCATAAGTAATAATATCGCTATCTTTAATTCGATCTAAATCAACGCTATTAGAACCAATACCCAATGTAATAGTACCGTCACCGTCGTCAGTAAGCGTAAGACCGCTACTATCAACTGCAATATCGCCAGTAATAGCAGCATCAATCATATCATCGATTTTTGCTGTAGTAGCGATAGTGGTATCGTCGTTTGGGTTAGCTTCAGCAGATGTTACAATGTCAGAAGATTTAATCCTATCTAGATCAATAGAACCTACACCAAGACCAAATTCGGCACTAGAACCACTACTTTGATCAATAGTAATACCAGTACCATCACTGGTAAGAGCAGTGGTAACTGCAGTGTTAATCTGGCTAATGCTACGAGCATCAATTGCTTGAGTAGTAGCAATGTGATCATCATCGCTAACCCACGTTTCAGTGCTTTCAATGGTTTCAGTTGCTTCATCTTGGAAACGTTGATCCATTGCAGCGGTAGTAGCAATCTGATCGTCATTACTAACCCAAGTTTCGTTAGATTTAATAGTTTGTAGATCAGAGTCCCAAGTGTTGTTTTTAACTTCTTGGACTGCAAAATTATTTTGAGTAAAGTTATTATTCAGATCTTCTGCTTTAATGGCAGAACCTGCAAAGAAGGTTGCCTTAAGTGTGTCAAGATCTGTGTCGCGGTAAATACGAACTTCTGCCCCATCTGCAGGGGCAGTGTTGAAGCTAAGGGTGGTAGCGTTGGCAAAAGTGAAATCAGTTGTAGTTGAACCAGCGATATCAGCTTTGACATCGCTTTGTTCGATATATTCAAATGTGAATGAATAGTTCGTTGTAGAACCATCACCTGTAAATAAATTTTCTGTAGTAGCCATTACGCTTTAAAAATAAGTTAATAAGAGAACTGTTTCATGTAATCAAGGAAACGCTGTGCACCCTCTTGATCGCCCTGACGTAGATATTGTGCGGTAGTTTCTTGGATGTAAGAACGACGTGCAATTGAATCTTGATTGGGAGATGAAGCTTTAGCCATTCTCATGGCGTTACGTAGTTCACGGTCCAATTCAATATGCACCATTTCAAATGTACTAAGATCAGGATCAAGTCCATTAGCAACAGCTTCTTGGTAACGTTTACGGAAAGCTTTAGCTTCTTTTGTTTGCATTACCCGCCGAATAGCTGTTTTAAACAACTCATCACGTCCAATAATATTAGTAATGTTAGAACGTTCTTCAGCAGTCAATCTAACACCATTGCCATCAGTTGCAAGAGTAGGACGTGCATCATACTCAATATCCATTAGGAATTGTTTTTCTGGGCTGATCTTACCGTTAACTTTCCAAGGCATGTACGTGTTCCAGATGCGTGCAAAGTTGTTATCAGGCACACCTACCTCACCACCATCAATCCAATCGTATTTGACTGGTAGTGTTGACTTAAGACCAGGCATCCTGTTACGAACCAAATCAATCACATTCATCTCAACTTCCTTAAGACCAGGGTCCATTAGACGTGAGATCTCTGCAAGTTGACTAGATCCAGGTACAGCAGCACTAGTCAAGAAACTAGAAGACCACTTAGCAAGAGCATTAGGGTTACCATTAAGGATATCCATCAATGGCTCAAGACCTGCAAGTCCTGTCTTATCTGTAATAGCAGCACTAAGTACAAAACCCATCTTATGTAGGTTCTCGCCGATTTCATTTGGCGCCAAAGCACCAGCACTTTTTGCACCAGCTGCAGAAGATAAACCAAAATCTAAACCATTATCCATGATGTCAACAGTAGTAGACAACCAACTAGTAATAGGTCCAAGGTTATCGTAACTTACCCACTCACCACCAGGAAGACGGATAGAACGTGGTTTCCAATCAGCATTACGCCTTAGTGCTTGTTTTTGCTTATCATAAAGACCGTTACCAGTAATGCGGTCATTAAGGAACAACGAAACCGCACCAGTCACTGCTAAAGCACCAAAAGCTTTACGACCCTTCAAGTCAGCACGAATCTCATTATATTTAGCACGTGCAGTAATTGGGTTTACTTCAATACCACGTGATGCAAGTAGAGTTTCAACTTCCTCAAAAGGCATGTCGTCAAACTCACGTCTAAATGAACTAAAGTCTTTAACAAAAAGACCAAGTGGATTATAAGAAGCAGCAAGCTTCAGTTCGTTAATAGGTGTTTTGGTAAACAGAAGGAATGGTTTAAAAATAGGTGCATAACTAATCATATTAGACAACGCATTACTAGCTGCGTTATCCAAGTTCAATGAAATTTCACCACTAGTTGCTTTAACTGCTGAATCAGTAATAATACCATCAGCGTCAAACATCTTATCATATACCTTACGGTACAATTCATCACCTACTTTCTCATCAAATGGTAACTTACCACCTTTAGTTAGGTCATCAAATACCCTAGCCTTTGCTTCAGACATAGCGACCATAGACTGGGTAAACCCGTCCATAGCTTGCATAGCACGATTACCAAAACGCAACCAAGGGTGATTAGCAAGGTCATTCATGTTATTAGCAATTTCTGCCATAAACTGAGGACCATACTCACCTTGAGCTGCTTTAGCATCAGCAAATGCATTAATAAGTTCAAGTTGTCGTGAAGCTACCCCGTAGTCTTCCCGTGCTTCAATAATATTAGGATCCATACCAGAACGCTTGAACACTTGTTTCATGTATTCAAACGACTCTTGTAGTGATTCAGTAACACTACTATATTGATACCACCCACGTCGGACAGTCTTTAGGTCTCCATTAAGTAGACCACCTGCCATCACACGTAGTGGTTTTTCAATAAGTTGTACAGCGTTAGAAAGTCCAGCACGAATTGGTGTACCAAAAGCACTCAATGTAGAGTTATAAACATTAGAGTAAAACCCTTTGAGGATTGCAGAAGGGATTTCTGGTTGACCATCAATAAAAGCTTTGCTAAGAGTAGCTGTTGATTGCTTAAGATAATTGTTAAGTTTGGTAATAGTAGAGATATTACCGTCAGTCATCTCATACGCCATCATTAGCGGACGCAACATCTCAGGTTCTGTCTGACTGATCTCTCGTAGGTTATCAATAGTAAACCTAGCTTCTTCTTTTACTTTAGCCAATGCAGCAGCAGTTTGATCTGCTTCACCACGAATAGCCTGTTCAATACGTCTAGCTTCTTTAACGTCCAATGCCTCACCAGTAGTGAGTTTATTGAACAAGTTCATCATCTTGTTAGACTTATTTTTGGTGTAAGAAGCCATGTTCTTTTGAACCATTAAGAACTCCATCCTATCAAGGATTTGTTCTGTTGCACGTTCAATAGCTGGTGTACCTTCAGTAAGACGCATACCCTGAGCCATGTCAGAGATTTGTCCACCAAATGAAGTACCTACATAAGCTTGTGCCTTCATGTAATCCATGTTAGCAAAGTCATCCATGTACTTCTTCAAAGCACCGACAACACCTTTATAAGCATCATCAGATAGAACTGTAAGACCAGTTGGTTTAACATCAGACAAGTCAGGAAGTTGTGTACGTAGTGCTTGTACATCCATTTCATAGAATGTAGCAGCAAGACGTTCACCTGCATCTTTAATGTCAGCACTACTTAGATCAAGTCCAGAAGCAGAACGATAACCATAATCATCTGCTGCAGTCAATACATCAGCAAGACCTTTTTGTACAGTCAGTTGATTGTCAACATTCTCCAGGCTAAACTTAAGAGCACCTTCAGATACAGCATTACCAAGACGACCATAAATAGTATCTGAGTTGCTAGCGATGCGTGCTGCATCAATAGAAGCACCCACAATACCAAGATCATCTACAGAACGTACACCCATCTCCTGATAACCATAAAGATCATGGTAACCAAAAATAGGTTCAGAAGTATCGACATTACGTTGAATTGTAGTCAACCCACTTTCTGCTGCTATATCATCAAACCCTTTACGAGTAACCTCATCCATGTTATCCCATGCATCAGAATAAAGGACTCTAGCTTCTTCAGGTGGTATAGTTGTAGCACGGGCTGACATTGAGTCAATGTAATAATCCCTACCACTTATAGGTACTTCAGTTTCTACAACACGTTTAGATAGGTTATAGTTACCGATCTCATCCAAAGAATCAGAACGTGCAGCGGCTGCTGCTTCTACAACATCATCTACATCACCTTCAGGTTCAACATTACGACTGAAGTATTGACCTGCCTTTTCAGTTTCAGG